CGAGTTCCTTAGGGGTCCTGAGTGAGATTTTCTCTGGCTCCTTGAGTTCTTTCTCTTGAACTCTTGGTGGGTCTGTAAGCTATTTTTTATCATCGACTCTTACAAACGCTTTGATTACAAGATGTTATTAACAAGTACTCTTCTGTATTATACGTTTGAGTCTTTAGTTAATGCACCGTTACCTGCATTAGAGCCTTCCGCAAATGGGTTAGCAACCATACCGTAACGAGTCTTGAAGCCGATCTTAGGCTGGAAGGTTGAAGTGTCAACCGCACGAACCATTTGTAATGGAACATATGGGCAGTAGAACAAGCCAGCGTCAAACGCTGAAGAACCTTTATAACCTACAGTCATGTAGTTACCAGTTGCATATGGATCAATGTAAACTCTCATGCGACCATTGATAACACCAGCAAAAGTTGCACCAGTATCATCAACATTTAAGTTTGCTGAATCCATTGCAGGAGCGTAATCAAGAACACCAGCCATTTGTAATGCAGAAGCTACGTCTGAAGAACAAATGATGATGTTACCTTTACCTCTACGAGTTGCTTTCGCAATCGCGTTAGCTTCACGCTCAACTTGGAACATTAAGCCTTTGAACTTCTCAACTGACCAACGACCGTTAGCATCAACGTCTAAGTCGAAAGTACCAGCTGTAGTAGTACCAGAAGAAGCACCTTGAGAAGCAGTGATGTTGATAGTTCTAACAACTTCACGGTTGATCTCAGCTAAGATCTCAGTTGACAGAATGTTTGAAAGTTCTGTCTCAGCATCTAAACCGTGGATAGCTTTAAGATCTTGTGCTAATTCCATTGAGTACTCAGCTTTAAGAGCTCTAGATTTAGCTGTTACTGAAACTTTCTCGATCGAGAATGCCATCTCTGGGAAAGTAGTACCGTCGCCTAATGACTCAGCATTAGCAGTACCCATACCAGAACCAGTGTTATAGATACCAGCTTCAGCATTGTTTGCAGCACCAGGAACGCCACCAACGTGCTTCTGACCTAGTGTGTTAGCACCAGAAGTAAGAGTTGAACCAGTAGTATCAGCTTCATTGTAGAATGCTTCTGTACCAGCTTGGTTAGAGTAGCGAGCTCTCATTGCGAAGATAAGGCCTGTAGGACCAGTCATTGGCTGAACACCACAGATATCGTATGCAATTAGGTTAGGCATAGCACGGCGAACAAGAGAGATCAATACTGGATCAAAATTGTCGGCACCGCCAGCCACGTTAGTAGGACCTGCTTCAGTCAAGTAGCCACCTTGGCTGCCAGACTCACGCAGAGCTTTTTCTGTGTTCTCTAAAAGAACAGCAGTAGTAGAACGCTTATGAACGTCCTTGATCTCAGGAAGATCAGGGTGCTCGATAACCGGCTTCCACTTGTTTTGAACATCTTCATTCATGTACATGGTTAGTTCCCCTTTTAAAAAATTAAATGGTCAATCTTATTTATACAAATTACTTTTTGATGGTTCTGCTGATAGCATCAAAGTAAGCACTGACTTCTGTCTTAGGTGCTTGTACTTCTTCCACCAGAGACTGCTCTTCTTGCTCGTTTAGAGAATCAACAACTTCTTCGTCTGTAGCAGCTGCTACTGATTCTTTGAAGTATTGGTTCTTAACGATGTTAAGTTTAGTCTCGTAGTTCTCAGCATCATCAAATTCTACTGATTCTGCTAGCACGCGGAATTTCTCGATTTGAGTCATTGCTAAACCTTCAGCTACTTGTGAGAAGATCTCTTTTTGTGTAGCTTCAGCCAACTTTGACTGGTTCTCGATATTATCCAACATAGCTGAATTTAACGACTCTTCAAGATCCTTAACTTTTGCAGCTAGCTCATCGACCAAGTCAACTTTTGACTCAGGTACTTCGATATAGCTTTCTACAAACAAGTTTCTTAATTTACCCATGAAGTCTTCAGCGATCTGAGCGTTAAGAGAAGTTTCAATAGCAACCTCATTCTCTTTCATCCAGTTCTCAACAACATAGTTCATATAAGAATCAACTTGCTCAGCTAATTCAGCTTTGTAGTCTTCAACAGCTTGCGTGAATGTT